GTCATTGACTGCCCTTCGGATAGTTTCACTATGGACACCGTCAACAGGCATGTCCCATTTGTTCTTGGTGATCTTCTTAGCTACCTCTGGTACGGTGTAGTACCGCACCTCCTGCCCATCCACTTTAATTAATATCAAGGTTGCCTCCTTTAATGATTACTGTAAGGGGTTCGGGACTTTCACCCTATTGTCTAATTTTTAAAACTAAGCTGACGACATTGTAAGTAAGTCTGTGCGGAGGACGAATAGGAAAGCCTACCGCTGTCGATCAAGGTCGGACAAGTCAACGACCACCCCTAACTATTAACTGTGCTGTGTCTGCACACAACACATGCCTAGTTTACCACATTCTGCCTGTGCATATACCTCTTCGCACACCTTAAATTACAGAAGTCTTTATCAGGTTCTTTCTTACGCTTTTTAGTGTACCGTCTATTACTAGCATCACGGCCCTCGACTACACTGAATTCACCACAGTCAGCACACTGAAACTCATACACGAATGCTAGGTAACGGTGTTCTTTACACAGCCCTGCCTTGTTCTTCTTACTGATTCTCTTCTTACAGAAGTCACATAACTTGATCGGTGATTGTCGTGGCACACGCATAGTCTTGGCATGGTAAGAGACTAGCTGTCTTGATAGACCAAGAGCCTTCGCTATCTGTGAGTTAGACAGGGTGGAATCAAAGTTAATCAGGCTGAGTATCTTGTCTCTGGTTTTACCCATAGATATTCTCCTCAAATACTCCTGCCTGTAAGATCACATTGGCACAGATTGCATCAATGAGGCCAGCGTCTAAGTCTTTCTCGGCTTCTCTACATGCCTTAACTATCCAGTCAGATGCCTTCATTTCCCCAGAGAGGACTTTATTTAGTCCTCTCCTTATCAGGTTATGGTCAACGTAAACACGCTTCTCTTTGGTCAGGTCACCTGCACGATCAACCCCGAACTTAAACACCTCCTGCATTGGAGCTTTCACGTACTCAGGATGATCGGGTACAAGTTCAGCACTGGCTATGATGCAGTCAGTGTCATTGTCTTGGTCTTTCCACTCGTAGTTTCTAACATAAGCCCATCCTCCTACCGCACCACTCTCGATAGCATCAACGAGAATGCCAGAGTAGAAACCAGTACGCTCTGCTGTTTTTCTTTCAACCCAATTTAATTTAGTCATAGTATCCCTGTGCCTCCAGCTCTGCCATTGTCTCGTAGTCTATCTTTATATCTGTAACAGTTGTTTCCCCAGCAAGCAGGTAATCACTCACATGAAAGTGCTCATCCTGCACACCTCTAGTTCTAAACTTTTCCTTTGCTTCTTCTTCCGAATCAGCAGAAATTTTTACCTCCCATGTCATGTTCTCTTGTACTGTAAGTAAATATTCTTTTCTCATACTTATCTCCCCACTATTTCTGTGTCTCTATCTAACACATCGTTACCTTTTCCTACACCATCCCAGATTGTCTGACGGTCTGGCGATACCCACTTCCTATACTCACGATCCCAGACATAATCGTCAGGTAATGTGTTACCTGACTTATCTGGTAAAACCTCAATGAATCCATACCCAGCACTGTTATATCTTTGGGTGTAGAAGGAAGAGTACTGAACTTTCTTTCTTTCCACATGGTAATTACTGTTGCAATGGGTAGGGTCAACACATTTGGTAGACTTTAAATACCAGCCCTTATGCTGCATAAAATAACTACGGTATTTCTTTACCATCTTCTCGTCTGCGTCATAGTAATCTCTCATCGAGACATTAATACCCTCGCTATAGCCATCGGCATGGTAACGCAACACATTCTCAGCTTCGTTGAATGCATCTCTGACACCAAGAATAAGTTCATTGTCTGGATCGAGATCATGATTGTTACCGTAGCCGTTGTAGTTTACGATCTTCCTTAGTACAGGTGTGAATGTTCCCAAGCCTTCATTGCCTATCTTCTGCATCTCATACTGAGGACTCATCGCACTGTATAGCCCAGCCAATGCATGTCTCACTTTCTTTTGTTCCTCCTCATTTCTTTCAAGGGCATGGATTAAGTCAGCTTTCTTCATACTTTTATATCGATCATCCATATTTAAATTGTTCTCCAAATTAAAAAATATTTTTATTTTTATTTCCCCCCTGCCCTAGAGCAGGAGGGAATCCCGAATTAATTAATGCTGCTCACCTCCTGTATTACGATCCGATTCAGTACCTGTGACAGCACCTGATCGTTCACTTCTTTCCTGCCCATCTTGTCCACAATGCAATTCACTGGGACTACCCTGAATTCATGGGGTAAAGGCAGGTTGTTGTCCATCTCTTCAGGTACTAGGTTGAGGACATAGGTGGTGACGTTAGGGCCACGCCTACGCTGCCACTCAACTGCCTGTTTAAAATCTCTGGCACTTTCAAACTCACCATCACAGAGGATGATATCGATACGAGGCTCACCTATTTTGTTTCGCCTTACCTCGTTGTTGTACATCTGCTCAAGTAGGGGAGCGAGGTTAGTCTGGATCGCATCTCTTTTTAATGGGTCAGCTACACGAATCCCCTGAAGAGACTTGTACGTCATCTCCTTCCTTGCCTCTCGACCATACTCTCCAGTGTGTTGCTGGGTAATACGATTGAACGTGAAGGCATCATATGTCAGGTATGGATACTGCCTACCTACGATATGCAGTTTGTGCAATAGACTGTTAGAAACTATACGCATAGGTCGTGAACAGAAGCCTGTCTCTGGCATATGGGTAGAGCCAGAGTCATCCACCGCCAAGTTCAAGTGCTTGCGTACCTCCAGCCGTCCCTTAGTCTCATCACCCCAGCCCTGCCCATCTACGATGAGGTTAACTGGATCGTCCAGTAACTCACCGTCATCTAGGTCAGTCCTTTCCTTGGCCTTGGTTGCTGAGTACAGGGCATCCAGTAATACTGACGCTGACTGTAATTCAATTGTGTCCCAAAGAGCATCATAACCCTGTCTGGTATCTTTTGCGTTATCATTCTTTGCTGATTCCCAGAGCTGATCTATCTCAGCTTTAGTCATACCCTTTAACTCATCCTCTGCCAGCTTCACAATCTGCATACGCAGGTCTTCGTTATCATGCTGGCGAAGTGGATCGAGAATACCGCTGACTCTTGTCCTGATATACATGTCAGTGAACTCATCCTTGGTAGTTTGTTTGAGGAAAGTTTTCTCACTCATCCCACGACCACCACCAACACTGACGCTACTCCTTCCTGAACTTACCTTCCTGTATCCTGCATCATTCTTAGCCATACTAGTTTGCCTCCTGTAATTTAAACTTCGGTGTCTGGTTTTCCCTGATCTTTATTCGTCTGTCAGTCTTAGTCATAACTTATCTCCAAAAAATATTTTTTTATTTTTTTATTCTGCTTTGGCATCTGGGTCTATACTGAGTGCTCGCCATGCAGTCTTGATGATGACATCGACTGCGTCTATGTCATGCTGGGCATCGATCTTAGTGAGGATAGATTTCCTCATGAGTCCTCTGAATCCCACGACTGATCTGCGTGACTTCATAGCGGATGCCATCTTGGCAGCAGCCAGCCCCCTTCGGGGGGATATCTGGTAACCAATACGGTTATCCTTCCATGATTTGTAGAGGGTGTCAGTCAGGAACACTGCATCGTTAATGAATGTCTTCGCCATGCCATGTGCTTTGAACATGGCAGCCAGTGATTCCCCTGAAAGGGGAGGTACTTCGATAGACCAGAACCTGTCACGCAGTGCCTCGTTCATTCGCCTAGTACCAACGTAGTTGGGGTTCCTAGTCATGAAGCACCTGAACTCTGGGTGTACCTCGATTGTCTGACCAGCTACCTGAAAGGTAGACCCCACTTGGGCAGGGCGGTCAGTCATGCCGTTGATGAATGACATAGCCTCTGGCTCTGCCATGTTGGCCTCATCGATCAAGGCCCAGTCTCCCTGCTTCGCAGCAGTAGCAAACTCTGCTGCTGTGAAGACAGTCGAGCCAGCTATCAACTCTCGTTGACCTACTAGGTCACGCTTCCTGAGTCCACCGTCAGCAGTTACCACTGCTAGGTTCTTGCCTAGCTTCGCTGCGAGGTGATGTATAGCTAGGGTCTTACCGCTACCTGCTGGCCCCATCAACTCAACGTGTCCAATCATGGCAGCAGCATCGAGTTCTTCCAGCCATGGTGGGGTGACGTAGTCACCGTTCACCTCGGACGTTGCCTTCGGCACATCGGGCCAGATGATTGACTCGCCCTGTTCAGGCGGTGACTGTGGTGCTGACTCTACCTTCGGTGAGTTGACCACTATCCTCGCTGGGGTATCACTTATCCCACCGCATGGCTTGCATTCACAGTCAGCCAGTGCCAAGACAATCTTCGATTTAATCTTGGTCGGCAGCTTATGTGTCTTAGCCAGCTTTCGTAGCTGATCTATCTCTAGATTCTCCAGTTCAATCGCTCTCATTTTACTTCTCCAAAGTAACTAGTAATCGCTGTGCAAATGCACAACGCAAGGTAATTAAACCACACCCTTTAGGGTGATGTCAAAGAAATATTTTTACTGCACCTCCTTTGTTTTAAATTACAGCTGGTATTCACTACTCCTCCTTTAGGAGGAGGAGTAGTGAAACAGTCTAAGACTGTAGATTTTTACAGGCTCTGCAATCCTCATGCCTTGGGTCTGAAGTTTTCACCACCCAGCTAGCTTTGACTGGGAAATTCCCAGCGTAGCTGACATTCCCCTGCTCAGTTATCCTGTGCTCAGCTTGGGTAGTGTCATACACTTTGATCTCAGCAGGGGCGTAGCCCTGTATCCCCCTAGCTGCCCAGTAGTTCTGGCCTTGGTACTTGAGTGTGATGTGAGTATCAGTGTGATCCAGAATCTTAGCTGGTTTGGTAGTGACTCCATCGAATGTGACTACGTCACCTCTGACATACATCCTCATGAATGTTCCCTGTCGTATGATCGGTGTCCTGTCTGAGCCGAAGCTATCGAACCTCGTTTTGTATAAAACTTTCTTGGTTCTTGGGTCTGAAGTGTTCTTGTACTGCGGAGACAGATACCATGATTCAGTAGTGACACGATCTAAATATTTCTTCCACTCTGTACGGTCTTCGACCGTATACCCCCACAGTACTCGTATCTCTACATCTACCAAGTTTTTAGATAACTTGATTAAGGTGTGTTTTATTACGACTGCACACTCAGTACCATTCGTATCTACGATACGAAACTTGTTGCCTAGAGACTTCAGTGTCGAGCTTTCCAGCTTAGTTACTGTGTCTTCGACACGCCTGATTTCATCATCGCTATAATCGGCTACGGTAAGTAGTAATTCCATTACTAATTTCTCCATTGTTCGTCCCTTCGGGACGGCTTGTATGTTCGACCTAGTTGAGGGTCATATTGACCATAAGCAACCTCCTTCCTAGCCTTCGGCTAGTGTTAATTTGAATACCCAGAGTCCACCCCCCTAGCCTTTAGGCTAGAGAGGGCTTTGGCTGACTGGCTGCCCTTCGGCTGTGTCCCATGTATCAAGAGTCCGAAGGACTCTTTGCCGAACACTGCATGACTATCGTCATGGTCTATCTCCAGTCCTTCGGACTGTGCTTGCTCTAGGCTGAACACTACCTTGGCAGTCTTCAGTCCCTTTAGGGACTGGATCAGGTGGTCGTACTTCCCACCTTCACTGGCTGTGAGAACGAAGTTCTCAGGCAGTGGCTGCCATGCCTGACGTAGCTTTGCTACGTGTTGCAGTGACTTGGTATAGGCGTAGCCTATAACCCTAGGCATCGGCTGGTTTTGTGGCAGGGTGGTGGCCCGAAGGGCCATCGACCAGCCTTCTAAGTACTTCGTACTGTAGAAGTCACCGCCGACATGAATTCTTATGATGACTACGTCATCAGGCTTGAACTTCTTCGTAGCATCTTTGATGCTATCGAGGATCAGTGCAGCGATAGCATACGCTGCATTTTCACCAGTTAACTTACGTAGTAAGTTAAAGTTGTGCCAGTTTTGCTGTCTGACGTTCTCGTATCTCTCAGCACTAGCCTCGAAACATCTGAACTTTAGTTCAGGACTATCCCAGATTTTGCCAGTCACTGGATCGGCGAATGCTAAGCATTCGTCAGCTCCGGGACAGCTCCAACCTGCTGGGAGTGTCAGGGTTAGTATCCTAACCCTAGACACTGGCACATTCAGCTCCGCTGCTGCTGCTTTTCTCAAAGCTTTCAGCTTTGAATTGCCATTGCCGAAGCTGAGCAACTCGCCTTTCTTCGGATCGATCCCACCTTCGGTGGGTATGTCCGATGTCCAGCTCTGAGTAGCCTTGTCGTACTGCACCTTCGGTGCACTGTATGGGTTGCCGTTCATGTTTTTCTCCTTCACCACGTAGTGGTGTACTTATTTTTTCCCCAGTTCTGGACACCAATTCTTGGTGTCACCGCAAACTTCGCATTTTTCCAGAGTCTTATCTTCGATAAGAATCTGGTCGTACCAGTCATCAAGTTCAGCTACGCTGCTGATTCTCGGCACAGGGTAAACCCTCGAACATTCAATTTCGCCAGTCGTCACATCTTCGATGTGTATGTATTCCATCGTCTTCTCCTTCACCCCT